GTTATGTTCAGAATGTTAAACTCTGAAACTTAATATACATCTAATGTAGAACATTGTTCCACGTTAGTCAAGTAATGGTTTAACAAGTTTCTCAGCTTCTTGGATATACCATTCATAGTTGATGTTAGACATCGGTGAACCACCGTCAGGTGGCACGAGTAAATCATCAAGGTTATTACACACTTCAACCTTCCACCCTGTATTGATACCACTGCGACGTTCACCATACGTTGATTGATTCTTGGTGTGAATACGCTCATCCCATACACCATTACCAATCTCAACCATGACTTCATTGAAATATGAATTAGTCAGCTTGTTAGCACGCTTATACTCACCTATTGGACCGTTTGGTGGCATCACTTTCTCAAGTGGCTTACCATCAGTGCTGATGTAATAGCGAACAATGTTGCTGACTTTCTCACCACCCCATTCAAGTGTGCTGCTTCGTGGTACTTTGGTTCTCAGGAAGAAGTCAAAAGTATCACCGTGGCTGGTGATAAACTCACGAATATCTTCACCACGTACCAATGCAGCTTCAGCAGCCATTGCAACAATACGAGCTGACCAGTCTTTATGATAAGGAAGTTCACGTGTACCAGGGTCTTCTTCAGCAGTGATGTGTGCATAAGCACCGATACGTTTCAGGTCACCACTTTCATATTCAGCCATGTAACTATTTACATCACGAATAAACATGCGACTGTATAACGCTTCTTCAAGTTCAAGGTTTGTCACCTGCTCCCACCAGCGACATATTGAACGAGTGTGATCAAGATATTCATGTGGGCAAAGGTAAGTAATACCATCGGTGTTAGCTTGGATCATGCGAAGACCAGGTACTTTCAACATCTGCTCAACTAACATGCACAACAGTAACTGACCATTGATGGTGATTGCCATTGTGAACTGCGTATCAAAGAACGGGCTGTACTCATTATTGCTACCACCGTATGCACCGTTAAGTGCTAACTTGAATGCACCATTTTCAGCAGAACCTTTCGGGTAAGTTTTACGAGTATGGTAAACACCTTCATAAGCATCACCGAACTCTTCACCGAGATGAGCAGGGAACAGTTTATTTTTGATTGCTAGGTTAGGATAGAATGAATCAACATCGACATCGACTAACTGGTGAGTATCGTTAGTATGAACCACTTGTGACTCAACTGATGCATGAATACCACCAGTACCAAACTTATAATCAACACCATCAACGGTAGCAATGAGGCCCTTGAACACACCTTTGAATTCTGTGATGACACGTGCAGCTAAATAGTTTTGAATGTTCTGAAATTCAACACGTTCAAATTTAACATAAGGGAATATAACTTGACCTAGATCAACACTATCGCGTTTAGTTTGACGTTTCTTCTTCTTGTTATCAATGTACTCGAAGCACTTGATACCGGCTTTTTCCATCTCAGTAACCAAGATGACTTCACCGATCTTAACGTCACTCATGTTCATCATATTCTTGTCAAAGGTTTTAGTTAACCCTTCACGCATTGCAATCTGCTTCACTGTTCTATCAGCAAACATATCGGTTGCATCGATGTCATGCCACATGTACGATATAAGCACGTCAATCTGTTCACTGGTGAGGTCGATACCCACATCAAACGGTAAGTCTTCAATGCTTTGCATACGCATGTTGAACTCAAGGACCTTGAGACTTGTAGCTTTCGCCATGTTGTCAAAGTGATGTATCTTGTAAAGGTCAAGCTGTTCAACTATCCAGTCTGATTCCCACACCATGTGAGCGAAACGTGCGTGATGTGGTGCATTGATAATTGACATTGCTTTGTCATAGATGTCAGTCACAGTGATGCAAGCATTGCGGTTTTTATAGATGAAGTGGATCACAGGGTAATCGAACCCTATGTTATTGTAACCAACCATACGACAACCCTGCTGCTTCAATACTTCAAGGAACAAGCAGAACAGTTGAATGTCATTGCGTCGGTTACTGATTTCAAATAACCACTTACGACGTGTTACAGGGTGAATGAACCCGATGGTGAATGCATTGGGATATGTTTCACAATCGTATCGTAAATCACCTGGTGTAACACCGAAGAGAAAGTCAGGAAGATTATTCATTGACATCGTACTCCAAGGTTAAAGTTAATACTTTAGGTGGGTTAGTTGGCAGACCAGACTTCTTCACATATACCGTGGGAATGATTGCATCGTCGCTGTCATCACCGTAAACATGTGTACCCTTGGTGGACTTCACCAACTTCATTGTCATTTGTTTAACGCTCACGATAAGCCTCCACGTATAAATCAATACCTAATATAAATATTAAACCGAACACTAGTGACACCTTGAAGGAATCATCAGCAGGTAAACCGTGTAATTTCAGTATGACCATCGAACAAAATTGAATAGGTATCAACATTAAAATCATACCAATTAGCTTTTTAAATCTTCTCATTTCATGTCACCTTTAGTGTCGAATGATTCAGTGTCTTTGTCATCACGGAATCGAAGGAATGTAACAGCATAACGGAATGAACCTGATTCAAACAGTTCTTTATATTGAACTTCCATCATGCGACCAATGTACTGATCAGGGTTGTCCCATAGCTGTTTACGCATATCATCAGTGAATGCGATGTGTGCACCAGGTGGTATTTTATTGTTGCGAGTGACCAGTTGACCGTCACGTCGTAATAGTCGTACACCGTCAATCTTGTAGGATATTTCAACAATACCCTTTATCTTTTGACCAGTGTAGGTCGTTGCTTTTCTGAAATCTGTTCTACGTACCATGTCGTCACCTTACATAAATGTTACTGGTCTATAGGGTAAAGCACACAGACCGTATTGATTGAATTCTTCACAGAACTCAGTGGGACTGTCACCAAGGTAAGTGATGATTTGTTCACGGTCATTACCCTTTTCAGGTTTACCGGTATCAGGGTTGATGAATGCAATACGGTGGTCAGGTAAACATATCGCTGAACACGCTTGTGCAATCTCTGATTCTTTCCACCATGCACTTGAGTACACTGAGTTAAGCAGAACAACAGCTTGAGTCACACATTTCACAACCTTGTACTGGTGAACTACCTGATTGATAAATGGCTTTGCTAAACCACGACCATAAGGAGGATTCAACCACACGTTACCATCCCAGTATTGTTCAAGACCTGAGTCCTCTTCAGTGAAATACTGACCTGCTTGAACAATACATTGTGCTTCGTCATTGGATGCAGGATCAACATCAATTGACCCCATAACCTTTCGAGCTGACTCAATGAAGTGTGGTGGAGTTCTCCAACTGTTGTTCGCCATTGGTTAACCTGCTGAATTACAAAGTGTGTAAAGTGATACTCTATGATCAACAACAGCTAAATATTGATGCATGTGTTCACTTTGACTTTTAAGCAACTCACGGTCAACTTCACCAAGTCCTTTGAATGTATCTGTATCAAAGAATGCAACTAACTTGTCCAGCTTCTCACGCAGTTCCATTTGTTCATGGACCATACGATCAAAGAATGAAAGTTTAATGGTTTGGTTGAATAGGTTTTGTTTTAACAGATAACCTTCAAGCATCCATATTTTATTTCGTGCTTGTTCTTCAGCGATTTTCTGACCTATCTCAGCATTGAAATTTTCAGGACTAGCACAAGCTGATTCACCAGTCACGGTGAAACCGTTTTCCAATGTCATACAGCATACTGTTAAACATGTTGCTGCGAACACATGGAATTCAACTGACTTAACTTTTGAATCGATTAAAGCTGGTGTAAGACGCGGTGCATTAAGACCTTTATCTTGGATTTCTTTTTCAATTGATTGTTCTGACATGATAATTACTCTTGTTAAGTTGAAAAAAGACCCTGTTAAAACTTGCTAAACAGGGTCAAGGTTGGGAGTTAAGCAAACGAAGGTTTAATTGCTAGACCTTGGTCAAGTAGCATTTGATCAGTCCACCCAGGTGTTGCCATGTACTGCTCATACGTCACACCATTTGCTGCTGCTGTCATCTGCAATGCAACCGGTGCTGCTGGCGCACTAGGTGCAGGTGGCACTGGTGGAGCAGGGGGTGTCGGTGCACTAGGTGCTGCTGGCGCAGTTGCAACAGGTCGAGTAGCAAGACCTTGATCAATCAACATCTGCTCAGTCCACCCTGGTGTTGCCAAGTATTGTTCAAGTGTTACACCGTTGGCTTTATCAGTCATAACCAATGCAGCTTCAGCTTGTGGCGCATTAGGTGCTGGTGGAACGGGGGCAGACGGTGCAGCAGCTTGTGGAGCTGAACCACCTGGTGCACTTGCGAACATCTGATCAACCGATGGTTTACCGTCAAGACGACCCATTGTAGGTTCTTCATCAGTTACCATCACACCATTCAACCAACCACCGATACCACCTTTACCTTTGGTGTAACCACTGATACCTGCACTAACATAAGCAACCATACCACTGAATACTTTAGACGGGTCAATCACCGGTTGACGGTTGACATCAACAACAGCAGGACGGTCATCAGCTTTAGCAGAACAACTGAATACATACCAACCGGTGAAGCGTGGGTCATAGTAATCTTTACCTGCATACTTGGTGTCGTATGGACCGAAGCATTCATCAGCACCGTTGTAACCTGATGGGAATGAGTTAGCTTTAGCAGCATCAACTTCAGCTTGGATTGCTGCGATTTGTGGGTCACCTGGTGCAAGTAACACTGTACAACTGTACTTCTCTTCAGATGCACCTTTAGCCATTTTCGGTGTGAAGATAGCAGGGAATGATAATATACCTTTAATTGTAGCCATTGTTTTATTTCCTTAGAAAAATGAGATTTCGTTGTTGCTTTCAGCCACTGGTGCTTCGGCAGGTTTTTCAGTTGATGCTGGTACATCAGCGAACATCTGTTGTACAGAGTCTACATTATTTGTGGAACTTTGTGCAACAGAATGTGCAACTTTTTTCAAAGTTAATTTTCCAGCGACTTCTGTTATCAAGTCAGCTTCGATCTTTTTCTTCTGTACATCAGTCAGTTTATCAAGCTTCATTGCAGCAGCAGGACTGATCAACTTCTTCGGATAGATGTCATCGAGCTTCAAGCGACGTGACTTGAGTTTCTTGACAATCTCTTCTTCAGGTTCATTCCACTTGCGTGAAACTTTACCAGGTTGCATTGCATAACCACTGACGTGTTCACCGGCTTCAATACGCACTTGTATCTCAGTACGACATGCATCAAATGCAGCCATCAAAGCATCTTGTGCACTTAACAGCTCAGACAATTGATCTGATGTCAGTGACTTAGGATCTGCAACAACTTGAGTTATTTGCTCAAACATTGGCAGGGTTAGACTTGCTAAATTGGTACTCATATCTGTCACCACTTGTATTGATTTTTCAGTAGCGGTAACACAATGACCACCACGTTTAGGGTTAGCTTTACACCATTGACAGTGTTTACCACTGCGCGTCGGTGCGTCAGGTTTATCGGTTTCAGCAGCAGCTCGACTCATCTCAACAGCTTTAGCAACTACTGACGCTGGTGATAAATTATCTTCAGGTCGAGTGCTACATTGATACCGTATGACTGGGTTAGTCTTCGGTTGCACAATAGTCATGCGACAATTCTTCACATAATCTGGTGAAAGTGTCTCATCAATGTAAGGTAGCATTTTACCGAACAAGTATGATGTCAGTTGAGTATTGTCTTTAGCATTAACCCAACCACGACCATCTTTATAGTCACAACCTTCAATGAATAAAGCAGTGTCACCTTTTCTACATGTGATGGTGATGTCACAAGTACCCCACCAATCATCACGACCGAATGCACTACCTGGGTCAGACTTCGACTCAGCTTCAACGGTCACTGTGCTACCAGGGTACTCAGCTTTTAACTCATTCACACGACGGGTGACATAATCAAGACACATCTGCACACGTTGAATGCGCTCAATGCCAACTAACCAACCACTGGGGTGATCGGGATGGTTAGCACCAATTATCTGCTGGTCATATTGAATCGCAGGTACATTGTTCTCAAGACATAGTTCAAGTAGAAGATGACTACCCGTACCATCGATAGCTGCTTCACCAGCGATGTCAGGGTAATTCGCTTCTTCACGCACACTACCAGGGCAGTTGGGCCACCGGTTGTTGCTAGGCCCTAGACGGGCGTGACCAGTCATTACTTTATACCTTGAACTTTGGTGAGTAACACGTTGTATTGCTCAGGTTTCAAGTCATTCACTGACGTTACACCAAGTTCAGCCATCGCTTGATCAATTGCTTCACGAGAACCTAGACGACGGAACTCAACAACTAAAGCATTGTTCAACTCTTCAGGTGTCATACTAGGTGCAGCAGGAGCTGGTGCTTGTGGCGCAACAGGTTTCTCAGCTACGGGAGCAGGTGGTACTGGCGCAGGTGCTTGTGGAGCGACTGGTTGCTGTGGTGCTGGCGCAACAGGTTTCTCAGCTACGGGAGCAGGAGCGACTTGCTGCACTACTTCATTGACCTTAACATCTGCACCAGCTTTCTGTGCAACTAAGGCTTCAAGTGCATCAGCGATGCGTTTTAAGTTATTTTCAATCGACATTGTAAAGTTCTCCAAGTTGGGATTTTTGTGCTTCAGTTGGGACAATGCGTAAACGTCCGTCATTGAAAGCGGTTATCATTTCACGAAGCATTAACTGGTACGGTTTACCTGTTACACGTTTCGATTTCTTTTGAAATATTTCAAGTTCGGACTGTGACATTCTCATGCGTAAGTCACCATCTAATACTTCATTTGTTTCACTATCTTCAGCAGACATGGTGAAGTTTCCTCATCAGTTCATTGTGTCACCGTCAACAAGTATAATGTCACATTGTTCCACCTGTCAACTAAAAAGTTTGACAAAGTTTCACAGAGAATGTACATTGACAATCAATGGTTGTGAGCATATGCTTACGTGACTTAATTTACGAATACTTCACAGGTGACACTTTGATTAATCAAGAAAGACTGAGGGACGTTCTACACTACGACCCCGATTCAGGTGACTTCACGTGGTTGAACCCCACGTCATTTCGAGTGAGAATAGGTGACACAGCTGGTTATCACCACAAAACACCAGATGGTAAAACTTATATCCAAACTGCTGTTGATGGTGATAAACATTATGCGCATCGATTAGCTTGGTTCTATATGACTGGTGAATTCCCTGTTGACCAAATTGACCACATCAACGGTGACGGTACTGACAACAGATGGTGTAACCTTCGACAAGTTACTCATCGTGAAAATTCTAAAAATCAAAAGTTAAGATCAACAAACACATCAGGTGTGACCGGTGTTTACTGGGACACTAAACGTGAAAAGTGGTGTGCATCTATAACTATTAAAGGTAAGACAGTATCATTGGGTCGTTTTGATATATTGTCTGATGCAGTTGACGCTCGATCTCGTGCTGAAATTGAATACGGTTTCCACGAGAACCACGGGAGTGTAAGGTCACTATGATTAACGTTACTAACGACGATTTTTTAAAAGCAGTTTTCGGTGAAGATTATTTATTCTCACACGTCACTGACTTCCCACATGATCCTACGAATATTCCAAAAGATAAACATCTTATAGCATGGAAAGGTGACTATTATTCACGTTACAATTTAGCACCTAATACTAATCAGTATTTCACCATAAGTTTATTCTATTGTGACGAACAACAGCAAGCGCGTCGTCGTAAAGCTTTATTTAGAAAAACACCTTGTATTGTATTAGATGACGTAAAAGAAAAGTTATCTATGGAAGAGGTAAATAAGTTACCTAAACCTGCATGGATATTAGAATCGTCTGAAGGTTCTGAACAGTACGGGTACATACTCGACACACCTTGTACTGACCGTGGTCGTGTTGAAAACTTACTTGACGGTCTTGTTGCCAATGGTCTAGCACCTGATGGTCGTGACCCTGGTATGAAGGGTGTGACCCGTTATCTCAGATTACCTGAAGGTATCAACAACAAAGCAAACAAATTGGTGAATGGTCAACCGTTCAAGTGTCGCATGTTAGAGTGGCAACCGTTCAACAGAGTTACATTAGAAGAGTTAGCTGCACCATTCGCTGTTGACCTTGACAGAGAGCGACGTGAGTCACGTGTTGACGGTGCTGCTGAAGTTAGTGACCATCCGTTGATCAATATCCCTGATACTATTCACATTAAAGAGGTTCGCAGTGATGGACGTTTCGATATTACATGTCCCTGGGTTGAAGACCATACAGGGCAAGATGATTCAGGATCTGCTGTCTTCACAAATAGTGATGGGACTATCGGTTTTAAATGTCACCACGGAAACTGTCAAAGTCGTACCGGTGCAGACCTTTTACGATTTATCGAAAACGATGCAGCAGGATTCAGTTCAAAGCTTAAAAATTGGCAGGTTATGCGAGAACTTGACATCGTTGCCGCACCAGTCTCTTTCATGTCCAGCTTACCTGTTGCACAACCGACGACCCACATTCAAGCAGCCACAACCAACAGTGTTACAGTACCTAATGAACCATCGTTCTTAACACCACAACCAATCGCTCAACCACCAGTAGCTGAAGCGGTCAACCCTGATGCATTGCAATTGTTATGTGACAATCTGCGTCGTCAGTTACCTGGTACTAATGAGCAGCGTGAACTCGCTTCAAAGGTTCTGAAGTTCACTGATGACATGCCTAAGATAGATCAGAAACATTGGCATGAAGTCGTCGTTGATATTATGCGGTGGAGTAAAGCCGACTTTAAAGACATCATCACTGATCTTCGTAAGACTTGGTATGGTGAGAAAGTTAGTAAAGCTGAATTCTATGACAATGTGGTATTCGTCAAAGAGTTAAACCAATTTTATGACTGGGAGTCCTGCATATTCTTCAGCACTGAAGCATTCCAAAACGCATTCAGTCACGAAGATGCTGAAGCACGTAAGATTGCATTGCAAGATGGTCGAGTGCAAAAGGTTGACCGTCTTGACTACGCACCGAAACAACCACGTGTATTCATTGAAAACGGTTGTCGTTATGCAAACACTTGGACCGAAGCATCTCAGTCGGTCGGTGCACCTGGTGACTCATCTCGATGGTTACAACACTTCGATGCATTAGGTTGGGAAGAACACCGTGACCACATTGAAAAGTGGATGGCATTCACACTGCGTCATCCTGATCGTAAAATCAACCACATGTTACTGCTTGGTAGTGGTGAAGGTTGTGGTAAAGATTTCTTATTGTACCCACTAATCAAAGCAATGGGTGACAACCACACCACGATTGAAGGTGAAGATTTACTATCAGACTTCAGAGAATTCTTACTATCAACTAAATACCTGCATATCAATGAAGCTGAGTTGGGTGACCGTCGTGAAGCATTAGCAGTCAGTAATAAACTGAAACCATTGGCAGCAGCTCCACCAGATACGTTGAGAGTGAACCAGAAAGGTATCAAGCCAATAAAAATTCGTAACATTGTCAATGCTACTATGACAACAAATAGTGTTATGCCTTTACGCTTGAATGGCCCTAGTCGTCGTTTCTATGCAATATGGTCTGACTTAAACCCACGTGATAAGAACGACAACATGAAGCGTGAGTGGCTTGATTACTGGGAAGACCGGTGGAACTGGATGAAAGGTGGTGGATGGAAAGCAGTTGTGCACCATCTGATGAACGTGGTTGACTTGTCTGACTTCAACCCTAATCAAGCACCACCGATGACTGAGTTTCTACGTGAGATTAAAGAGTCAAGTAAGTCACCGATGCAGCAGACTATTGAAGCATTCATCACTAAAGAACATGGTGCATTCAGATGTGACATTCTCACCACGAATGATATGGGTGAGACTTTACGTGCTGGCGCAATGATGCCAAGTGACATGATGACCGATCCTAAATTCTTCACTGATAAGAAAGTGGGAATGGTCCTGAAAGAAATCGGGAGTTACAAACAAGTGCGATGCAGTGAAGCACGTTTGTGGGTGATACGTGATGAAGAGAAATATGCAGCAATGACATCGACGCAGTTGTACCACGAGTATGAGCGTCAGATGAAAATTGCACGTGGTGAACAATCCTTAACGGTGGTTCGATGATGATATTTAAACAAGTGACATTTGTACCAGTTAACAAGCGATGTGTGACCCTGAAACCTATTCAATACAATATTGATACTGTGTTCGATGATTCAGCTAAGAAGAAAGCATGGTCATTGTTACGTGAGAAATGTAAACATGCTGACCTCTATAAGTTGTTATCTATTATTGATTGTGAGTTGCATCATCATGTGTGTTGACTGTGGAACAATGTTACACTATACTCAGTGTTGAACCTATTAATGAGGTAATGACAATGGAAACAAGTGAACTATTGAAACTTATAGCTGCATTTGAAACTGACGACAATCGTTATTATCACGGTGATATTCGTGCCGACACCATTCAAGCATTGAAAGAATTGGTTGAACTGCGTGAGAAGATTGATGAAGTGAAGGACGTTCTCAAATGAATGATTTACAGCAATACTTTGACCTGCAACACAAGATTAAAGAGCTTACTGAAGAAGTGGATCTACGTGAGCAAATCAAAGCATTAAAAGCTCAAGTAAAGAAGCTTGAAAAGAATGTGGTTACTGCTCGTAAGAATGCGAGTAAACACAAGCGTGCTAATGACGCACTGCGTAAAAAATATGGTGTGAAACGTGTGAGTCGTTGTGACAAAGCTCGTGAACTCATTAGGCAACGTGAGTCAGGTGAACTCGAAATCACGTTGAAAGCAATCGCGGAACAATGTTTCTTAGGGTACTCAACTGTGAAAGCATTGGCGCGAGATTTAAGGAAGGTGACAACCGATGAGTAATAAGTATCAACGTGAAATTAAACCTGGTGTATGGGTAGATGTGTACGACGTATTGCAAGCGTTCAATGTCACATGTCCTGCTATGACTCATGGTGTAAAGAAATGTTTAGCACCAGGTCAACGTGGTG